TTGGATGTCAGGCTGTTCTTGAGGTTCTTCGTTTTACCTTCGGGTATCTTGCCCTCAACAAAAGAAGTCGCGCCCAACGTGATGCCGCGCTGTGCGGTTTGGGCCTCTGATACCACATCCTGAATCGCCTCTACTGCCACGTATTTCAGGTTTTGCTTGGTCAGCTTCTCGAAATTCTCTAGCTGCGCCGTGAATGTCTTGCCTGCCATGGGCTACCCCTTCGGAACTCGCACGCGGTAAAACGTGAAACATGAGCATTTGACGTTGTGCTTTGGCCCGCCCGCCGGATCGTGGCTGTGCTTCATTTGGGCGTCTGGAAAATTGAACGTCTCGTTGAACTCGATCACCGTGCCGTCCATCGCAGTATGATCCTCGCGGGGATCGTCTGCAAAGCCGCGCCGCCATTCCTTTGTGACGCCTTCAACATCATCGCGGGCCAGCATCTGCGCATAGGCTTCGTCGCGGCCTTGAGTTTGGGCCTTGAACGCCTCAGCCTCCGCTACCCGTTTTGCCCGCGCGCCTGTGGCCTTTGTCTTGTACGCCTCAACCAGCCTGTCGGCGTCCGCTTGGTTGAGCGCCTTGCCGTCCCTGATCGCCTTGCGGACCATGCCGTCAAAGCGGCGGTTGGCCTCTTTATATCGGGGCGTTTTCATGCCCTTGTCTTTAAAGTATTCGCCTATCCGGTCAGGATCACCCAACATAGATCGCAGGTTTATCATGCGGTCAGTCTGCGGTCCGTCCAGTCCGATGATGCCCACGCGCCGCGCTGATTTCAGCCGCCCGCCTAATTCTCTGGCGATTGTGTTTGTCGATCTGTTGCTTTGCAGCCCGTCCACAATGACCTTGCGCGCGTTTATGATTGCATCGTCGCTGATATTCGTGACCAGCGCCGCCGCCTGTTCTGTTGCCAATGCCACAGCGCGGGGATGTGCACCGTCGAACGAAAAGCGCCCCGCCAAGCCCTTCGGCAAGTCCTGCGTCACCGCCAAGCCACCACCGATGAATGCGTCTTGGATAGCGCGCTGGAGCGGGTACATCACGCCGCTGTCGATCCTGAACAGTTGCGCCGCTGCCTCGATGTTGCCCGCCTCTAGCATCCGGACCAGCGCCGCCGTGTCAATTGCCCCGCTGGCCTTTGCCATCGCCTCGACGAAGGCTTTGCGGATGGATGCGGTTTGGGTGCGGAGGAGCTGCTCGATGCGACGTTGTTGGGCTGTTTTCGCGGCCATTATTGCACCGCCACGCTTTGGAAGTCGCTCAACTCAAGAGTGAACCAAAACTCTTTCCGGTATTCATCATTGCACGGCCCAACAACTGCAAGGATAGCGTCCTGCGATTCACATTCCTCACCATCATCGTCCAGCCACACAGCCACAGGCCAAGTGCAGCCATCGCACATCAGCACAATCCCTGCGTCTCTGTTGATTGCTTCGACAGCCATTTACTCTGGCACCCTGCCCATCGCCAACATGATCGGGGGATGTGCGGAACCCAACAGCGTCACATGGATAGGCGCTCCTGCGACAATCGCTTCAATCTCGGCGGGCGTCGGTTGCCATGATGTTGTCATGGCGGGGATTCCTTCGATGGTGTGATCCTTAAACGGCATGATATAACCTTGCGACTTGCCAATTCTCCGCGTTGCGCCCTCGATTGCGTTAATGAGCATGGTGTTTCCTTCCACGCGCTTAGGCCGCACGGATGCGGCGTTTCGTTGAATTGCTGGGGGTGTCAGTCTTTCGCGGCCAAGGCCATCACATAGCCCAGCATAAACGCCGCCTCTATCTGTTTATCATATGCCGCGAACACTTCCGGCGCAATCATGTGCATCGCCCAATACGCCTCTGCGGTGCGTCCGGCGTCTATGTGCGACTGGACCAAACACCTGTGCGAGAAGTGCGCCAGCGCGGCTATTTCGGACGCGCTGGGCGGGTTAATCGGCAATGAGGATCGTATACATCAACGCCACGCCAGCCGGTGCCAGCGTTTCAACGTCCGAGACCTGCTCAAACCGCGTCTGGCTTGTCACATCATCGGCTCGCGTTCCGATTGCAACGTAGTCCGATTTCAGAGGCTCCACAACACCGCCGCCGATTTTCAGCGTGGTCATCGTGACGCCGATCAGCGTTCCGGTGTCGTCCTTGATATGCCGCTTGCCCTGATATGCAACAACCTCGATATACTGCGGGGGCGTTTCCGGATCATCTGGATCAGTGCGCGGCGTGCTGCGTTTGATGGTGCAGTAGAGCGGGCCGTTGCCGGTCGCGTTGCCCACCTCAATCATCGCGGCGCGAACCTCGGCGGCTATGTCGTCTCCGGCGCTCATGACCGCAACAACGTCTTGGTGTTGCCGCCGATAAATGGCCGCATCATGCCTTCAATCCGCGTGCTTTTCGGCACCTGTGATCCGCCCTTGCGCCCGGTGAACTCCCAACGAATATCGCCAACGCCTGTTAGCACCTTGTCACCCGCATCACTGTAGGTCTTAGAAAACACGTTAGGCTCTGCCAGCTCAAGCCGCGCGGCCTCATACGTTGCGGCCTCTACTGCGTCTGGCAAGGGGTCCACGAACGCAGGCAAGAACCGCGCCACATACTCCGCCGAGATGTAGTCACCAGCCCGCACAAGCGCCGCCTCTGCACCTACATCCGCTGTTGCTGTCGGCGCGCTGTCGCCCCTTGCAAGGGCGTATGCGCGGAATGATGCAAGGTCAGCCATTAAAGGCCCGTGAAAATGGCCGCTTTGACCATCCCGCGCATGTCCTGAATATTGGTTCCCTTGGGGATCTCAACGCCGTGGGCTTCGGCCATGTCCCGCAAGTCGCCCTTGCTCATGGCGTCAACCGTTTCTGGCGTGAACGCGTCGGGTTCTGCTGGTGATGGTGCGCCCAATGACTGCGCGTTATACCGCGCCTGAATGTCTAGCTGTTGCTTGATGTTCATGGGGGTTTCCTTCCCTGCACCTTGACCCAAGATGGATAGGTGTCTGAATTAAATCGTGCGTGGCAACCCGAAACGGACATGCCGTAAACCTTAGCCACTTTTGACAAGCTGTCGTATGCGGTGCCTTCAACCTTGTAGGTCGGGCCACAACTCAACTTTTCGACTGACAGAACTACATCTGGCGCGTCGGGGTATTTGTAATATCGTTGCTTTGCCGCCTCATAGTTTATGCCCAACTCTCTGGACCACTCCGTTAGGGTCTGTGTTTTACCCAAGTGCGAAAGAACTATGTTGCTGCGCTTGTTGTTGCCTTGCTCGGTTAGTGTCGCCCACTGGCAGTTGTAGGGCCAATATCCCGCGTTGTTGTCTATGCGGTCAATCTGGTGCAGCTTGCTGGGCGGATCGCCCATATCTGCATAGAAGGCTTCAAAGCTATCAGCCCAATCAGTCGACATATCAATGCCGCGACCGCCGTAGTCTGAAAAGCTCGCATTTTGTGGGTTCATCGTGCGCTGCTTCATGTGCGCCCAAGTGTTATACGCCTTTGACCTTTTTGAAAGGCGGCTTTGCCCATGTGTGCTCTTGTGCTTCGACTTCCAATCGCTTGCGCAATCAGAACACCATCGCGTGTTCCCGTTGCGAAGGTTGCCGCTGTCAACAGTGCTTTCGCCGCCGCAATCACAAACGCAAATCCAATAGCTGCGCTTGCGGCCTGATCTGCTGATTTTGTGAGTTCGCTCTAAGGCTGTGAGCGCGCCGAATTTATCGCCCGCTTTTATTGGTAGTCCGCCCATTGTGGCCCCCTATGTTAGAGGGCCACAATATCCGTTTAACAGAATTGCCGCAAGTAAATTCTATCCGTTTGTAGTTATCGCAGCAAGTGGCACGAGCTTACGTTCGATCACGCGGTCCCAATTTGCAGCCAAACGAAGCTGCGCCAGGGTGGCATTGCCGTCTGTCAGCGTGGTGTTGGTAAACGCGGTGCCGAACGGATGGATCACCCACGACTTGCGCTCCCAAAGCGTCTCGACGCCTGCGCCGTTGCCTTGAGCCGCTTCGCGGTCCAGTTCCACCGGAACCTTCGGGCTGCGCTCGCCGTAGCCGATCAGGCCAGTGCCGAACAGATAGCTGGTGTAGGTCGCGGCTGCGTCCGTTCCGCCCGTGCCTGCTGCGGCTGTCATGGGCAGGCTGTCATCGACAACTAGACGGCGGCCAAGGAAAGACGGGATTGTAAGCTGCCCGTTGCTGTCCGCAAGGAAGTCGATATCGTCATTGTCCACCATGCGCTTCGCTACAACGGAATGCACGGCGAACACCGCGTAATCGTCATAGTGGTCGCCAGAGGTAAACGCCGCTGCGGTGAACACTTCGCGCCCGAACAGGGTTCCGGTCGCAACATCTGCATTGGTAGCGCCCGCCACGTTGTTGACCATATCGCCGCCGTCGTTTGCGATGTTGTCTGCAATGACGCCTTGCAGCGATGCAATCGTGCGGCGCTGCCACTGGCGCATCCAATAAGTGCCGAAGCGATTGCGAACCTGTTGCATGGGATCAGACCCAGCAAGTTCGCCTGTCATGTCCGCAGACGAATAGCCTTGGTTAAGGCTGGCCATGCGTGCAACCTGCGTGCCTGTCGTGACCTTCGCAGGCACGGCAATATCGGTTGGATCGTCGGTGCCGTAGTTCGGCTCATCGGATGCGTCCAGATCCTTCCAGAACGGCAGTTCAGCAATGCGCCCGCCATCGGAGAACATGCCAGCAAGGGCAGGGTTTGCAACTGCGATACCGCTGTCAAAGAAAACAGTCTTTTCGGGGCCGTTCACAGCCGTGTATGAGGAGTAAACCTCGGGGACATATACATCAGAGATTTGTGTGGTAGCCATGAGGCTTTCCTTTCGAGATTATGTGCCAGCTAATT